AGAGATATCACCTTTCATAGTTTCCAGTGATCTTTTAGTGCGGCGTGTTCGGTTTTGAGTAATTAAAAAAGCCGCCATGTATAGGCGGCCTTTGTTGTTAGTATAAGCTAATAGAAAATACGTTTTGAATTTCGCGTGCAGTATCATCTTTGAAATACACTATTATATTTTTGTTATCTTGCGGGGAAAGCAATTTAACTGTTTCAATGTCGAAGGATAAAGTATCGAAAGTGCAATAATCAATTTTGTAGGTAATTTGATATTTCATGGTGAACGCTCCTTTTAGGCTTCAACTTCTTTTAATAATTTAGTAATTACATAGCTTTCAAAATCATCTGTGAATTGGTCGGTAATTTCTTTCCATGCTTTAAGTTGTTTTACATATGCTTCTTTTGTTACGTTACCGTTTTTGAAATTCCATTCTAAATCGCTGATTTTTGCATACATTTTGTTTTCTCCTTTTTAAACAATTGCGTTTTTTGATGTATCTTATGGCTTAATTATACTTGCGTTTTAGCAAGTAGTCAATAGGGAAATTAAAAATTTTTCAAAAAAGTTTTGTGAAGGTGGTGAAAAGCTGGTGAATATCATATGTACCAAGTCGAAATGTCTTAATAACAAAGGCGGAAAATGCATAGCAAGCGAAATATACTATGACGGATTATGTCAAACATACTGCACTAGCCAACACGCCAGCAAGCAACACGCGGGAATATGCCAACGATCACATGGCAGAATGAAAAGTAAAGATAACAACATACTACGATAGGGGGTGAAACAATGGCGAAAACTACATATAAAGATTGGGAAGCAGAAGAAAAGATTTTGCTTTTACAAGGCTGGGCGCGCAACGGTTTAACAAATGAACAGATTGCCAGCAATATGAGTATTGGCATAACTACCCTCTGGGAATGGCGCAAGAAATCACCGAAAATAGCGAACGCCCTAAAAATAGGGAAGGACGAAGCAGATATACAAGTTGAAAATGCATTGTATAAAGCAGCACTTGAAGGAAATACAACGGCTATGATTTTCTGGCTTAAAAATCGACGTTCAAAAGAATGGCGCGATAAGATACAACAGGAAATTACAACAGAAAGCGCCGTTAAGTTGGTTATTGATAATAACGAATTGAGTGATACAGATGAGTAAAACAAATCTGTTTCGCGATGTGATACGGCCAACGCCTAAGCAAAAGGAATTTTTAAGAGCGGTAAAGCAAAACATATATACACTATACGGCGGCGCTGCTGGTGGTGGTAAATCGTATATACTCCGCTGGGGTTTGATATGGCTTTTAATTGATTGGTTCATTCAAACAGGACTTAAAGGCATACGCGTTGGATTGTTTTGCGAAGATTATCCAAGTCTTGATGATCGTCAAATATCCAAAATCAAAATGGAGTTTCCGGAATGGTTAGGAACCTATAAGGAAAGTAATCATGAATTCACATTGAATGATGAATTAGGCGGCGGCGTGATATGTTTCCGTAATCTTGATAAACCAAGCAAATACCTTTCAAGCGAATTCGCTGCTATTGCTATTGATGAATTGACTTTGAATAGTCGCGATGTATTCGACTTTTTGCGTATGCGTTTACGTTGGACTGGTATAACTGATACTAAGTTAATAGCAGCAACTAACCCGGGCGGTAAAGGCCATATGTGGGTAAAGGATTTATTTATTGATAGAAATTTCACAAAAGAAATGCAGCCGTTCGCCGATAAGATTGCATATATCCAAGCAAGGGCAAGTGATAACCCGCATCTATCACAGTCTTATATAGATGCACTTAACACGTTGCCGGAAAAACTACGTAAAGCATACTTAGACGGCGACTGGAATATATTCGAAGGTCAAGTATTTACAGAATTCCGCACCGATAAGCATGTAATAGAACCGTTTGAAATACCGCATCATTGGCAGCGATATAGGTCAATGGACTGGGGATATACGAAACCATATGCAGTATATTCCGCAGCGGTTGATTATGACGACGTACTATATATAACTGGTGAATATTACGGGTGCAAGCCGGGTATGCCGGATACAGGTACACAGGAAACGGCAAGGGAAGTAGCACAAAAGATAGAACATTTAAAAGACTATCAAGGAGTAGCAGACCCCGCAATATGGCAGCGAACAGGCCACGACGGGCCAACGATTGCGGAAATATTCGCAACTGAGGGCGTGTACTGGGTGCGTGCTGATAATGATAGATTGGCCGGACTTATGCAAGTACATCAACGATTAAAAGAAGGTAAGTTAAAGATATTTAGCAATTGCGTACATCTAATACGCACGTTGCCAGCTTTAACATACGATAAAATCAAGGTCGAAGATGTAGATACGAAACAAGAAGATCATGCGTATGATGCGGTGCGTTATATGTGTATGGCACGGCCTGTTAAATCAACTAAACCAGATAAGCCGTTTAATGACGGTTATAGATATGAAGATGATACCGAAGGAGATACAAGCGCATGGGGCGTATGATGAGCGAAAGAGCGTTGCGTGATTATGCATTTAAAGTGCTGAAATCAGAATACGGCGAACGCGAAGAAAAAGGCGTGATTATTCCCGCTAAATATACAGATGCACAGTTGGCAGAATTCGCCAAGGCAATGCCACAATGGCAATTAGAACAAATGTATACAATGATTTATGGTTCTGAAATGGTGGAATAATGGAAATTGAACAAACAACATTTGATATATACGAAGCAAAACAGAATGTAAAAAATGCATTAGCTGCCACGTCAGAATGGCGCAAGGCTGCTGCCGAAGATTTTGCATTTATGCAAGGTAAACAATGGCAAGACGGCGATTTAAAGAACATGCGCGAAGCTGGACGGCCAGCAATTACGATTAATAGAATTAGACCGGTTATTAATCTGTTATGCGGTTATGCATCACAAAATGAAACTGAACCGGACTTTTTACCACGTTCCGAAGAAGATGATAGAATAAGCCGCGTTGCTAAGGGTATTACAAAATACTGTTTAGACCGTGCGAATTATCAACGCAATAAGGGCAAATGTTTCCGCGATAAGATTATTTGTGGTTTAGCCAATTACTGGGTATCTTATGAATTTGACTATACGAAGTTAGACGGCACTATTCAAATTGAACGTGTTTCTCCGTTTGATGCTTTCATAGATCCGGAATGTAAGAAAGATGATTTAAGCGATGCGCAATATGTTGGCCGGTATAGTTGGGAAAGTGCTGCCAAGTTAAAGCAAATCTATCCGGAAAAGGTTGACGACATCAACGCATTAAAAAGCAGATATGACGAAACCGAACAGGAAGCCGGCGTGATTGAAACAGTAGACGGCGAAGCGTTATGGTATAACACTAACTACAATAAAATTCGTGTAGTGCAGTATTGGTATAAGGAATACGGCAAAAAGAACGTATACATGACAAAAGAGGGGTTAATTGATGAAGCTAACCCGTTATTTGTTGTATTAATGGCTACAGGCAAGAAACCTACAAGCATACCAGATACTAAAATCAGATACGCAACGTTCGCCGATAGTGTTCTATTGGAAGAAGGCGAAAGTCCTTATAAGCATGGTAAATTTCCGTTAGTGCGTGAATATTGTTACTATACAGGCGAATTGGTAGATGATGAACTAGAACCAGCTGGCGTAGTGCGTGATATTAAAGATGCGCAACGTGAATTAAATAAAAACCGAAGTCAACGCATGCACGTTGTAAATCAACAATCATTAGGCGTGAAATTCTGGCAAGGCCAATTCACGGAACAATTAAAGAAAACTATCAAGACTGAAAGCACAAAACCGGGCGCGAATATCTTCCTACCTCCGGGTGTATCATTCACAGACGGCACGCCGGCAATGGATAGCAATATTAATATTAGCCTTGAACAACAATCCAGTAATGACTTTTATGCTATTTCTGGTATTACTCCGGAAAGCCTATCCGGTAGCGTAGGCGCTATGAGTGGCAAGGCAATCGACTTGCGGCAATCTGTAACGACTGTACAAACTGCCGGCATCTTTGAACAATCCAAGGAAGCAGAAAGACAAATAGTAAAACTCTTATGGGGTGAAAAGAACGCGCCGGGGTTAATTCCACAATTCTACAACCAAGATAAAGCAATGCGAATTATGGGCGACGACGGTCAAAAGGAATTTGTACAAATTGCACCGGGTTTAAATCAACCTATGCAAGAACAAGTTTTAACCGATGCATTTGGGCAACCGCAGCGTGATGCGGAAGGTAATCCTATTAAACAAGTTTTGTATGATCTATCCGCCTTTGATTTTGATATTGTAATCAGCACCAGCCAAGCAAGCGCAACGGCGCGACGTGCTAACCTATACCAATTATTGGAAGCTAAGAAATCCGGCGTTGATATTCCTATGGATATTATCCTTGATTTCATGGATTTCCCAGAAAAAGAAACAGTTAAGAAACGTATGCAAGAAGCGGCAGAAAAACCAGCGTTACCAGAGTTGCGCGTAAGTGGTTCGCTTGATGATATGCCAGCGGAAGCGTTGAGTATGTACCTACAAACATTAGGGGTGCAGATTACACCGCAGCAAATCATGGCTGAGCGGTTAGCCTTGAAAGGTAAACAACCAAACATTCAAAATACACCGCAAATTATGCCGCCTATGAACGATTTAGGCACTATGTAATATAAACTATCAACACAATAATAAACGCTCCGTAATGGGGCGTTTTTATACATTTCGCCCTAAGTAACGGCGTTAAAAGGCTTGCTTATACATTATCGCCCGGCAACGGCGTTAAACTGCCATATTTCTTTATTCGTCCGGCAATGACGTTAAAAGGCTAAGGAGTATTGGATATGGAAAAAGATTTAGTTAATATCGAAGATGCTGGTTTCACTCCGGAAGATTTAGAAAACGCGGGCGTGAACGTTGATGAACATACCGAAGAAACGGATACACCGGAAACTGTAACAGATGAACCCTCTACAGATGATGCGGCGGAAAGTGATGCGAATGATGCGGAAGTAGATGCAGCGGCGCCGAACACTAATGAAGAAGAACCGGAACACGAAGAAAATCATGCGAACGATAACAATCTAAAAGCGGCACTTGCACAGGAACGCGCAAGACGTAAAGCGGCCGAGGAACGCGCAAGACAATTTGAAGCGCAACAAAGACCAATTACATTGCCAGATAATGAAGTATCTGATATCCGGGACTTTGTACGCCGTGAAGCATTGAAACGCTTTAATTTAACGGCGGAAGATTTAGAAAGTCTTATGTTTGAAGATGTAAACAAATACAACGATTTCATTCGTTTTGAAGCTAACGCAGAATACACGATCACTAATCAACAGTTAGCAGTACACCAACAAAGACAAACAAATCTAAATTTCGTAAATGAAATTAAATCATTACCAAATTTCGGGGAACTATATCAACGCGGATTAGAAAAGCTAAACGGCATGACAATGCGCGATGCACAACCAATAAATGATGCGTTCTACCGCGTAGATATTGGAGAAGGTACCGATGCCGATTTTGAAACAATTAGAAAGTTTGTGAATGAACTGCAAAATGAACGGGCAACGAATACCGACGTTACAAATAACCCGTTACAAGTGGCCGCAACGTTGCCAAAAGCTGGCGCGTTAAACGGTGGCGTTCCTACACCTAACAAGGTAAGCGAAGAAGATATTTTGAAAGCGTATCAAACAGGCAACCTTGATGCATTGCCGGACGATGTACGCAAATATTTTGACGAATTATAAGAGGTAAAATATGGCAGACCAAAGAAACCAAGTTAATATCCCAGCGAATTTAGTACCTAAAGTATGGGCTAAAAAAGTATGGCATGAAGGCGTAAAAGATAGTTATTTTGATAAGTTTACTGCAATGGACGGTTCCAACGTAGTACATCAAAACAAAGACTTAACAAACGTAAAAGGCGATAGCGTAGTATTCGGCTTGATGATGAACCTTAGTGGTAATGGCGTAGAAGGTAACCGCGCTAAATTATCTGGTGCAGAAGATAGCTTGAATATTTATGATTTCACAGTACAAACACAATTAGTACGTAATGCGGTATCCCGTTTTGAAGCGGACGACCAAAAAAGCCAATACGATATGTTGAAAGAAATCAAAGTTGTTTTGAAACAATGGTTATCTGATTGGTTAGATAACAAGTTGATTGATAAATTAACTTCTAGCAATACGGCCAATGAAACAATTTACGCGAGCGCTGCCGGTACTATTTCCAGTATTACGGCTAATGATAAATTAACAACAACACTCATTTCTCGCGCTAAACGAAAAGCAATGATGCACGCGCCAAAAGTACAACCAATTAAGATTGACGGCATGGATAAATATATTATGCTAGTATCCCCTTGGGCGGCTAAAGACTTGAAAGATGATCCGAAATGGTTGGCAGCACAACAAAACGCAAACATTCGCGGTTCTAAAAACCCTATCTTTACTGGTGCGTTGGGCGAATATGATGGCGTTGTTTTATACGAATACGAACGCGTATTGACTAGTGCTTCTGGCGCAAGCGGCGCTAATGTATGCAATAACTTGTTATTGGGCAAGCAAGCTGCATGCTTCGCAGTAGCAAGACCAGCAAAACACATTGAACAAACAGACGATTACGGCAACATCGCTGGTAATGGTATTGCGTTCTATGGTGCAGTTGAAAAAACAAAGTTCAATATGGCTGATTATGGCGTAATCGCCGTTAAAACTGGCGGCGCAGTAGAACGCTAATTTTTGAATTATGGGCGGGGTAATACCCGCCTTTATTCTTATATGGGGTGAATATGAACGTAAAACAAGTTATCAATAGGGCGTTCATGCAAATAGGCGATACACCACAGGAACAATATACACCGTACCATTTACTGGAGTATTACAACGAAGGTAATCACCTATTAAATGCCCTTATTGGTCAGTACTGCCCTAGTTTGGCACAGGCAACGCACGAAGATAACGGCACTGGACGGATTACGCTGCCCGGTCAATGTATTAGCGTGTTAAATGTCAAAGCAGATGATGCGGACGTACAGGCCTATCATGTATTGAATTTACAAACGATAGTATTTGATGCAGATCATGAGCAGAAAATAACCGTTGATTATATAATGACTGCTGGCTATAAGAAGCTGGAAGATGAAAGCGGACTACCGGCAGAATTAGAAACATTACTTGTTGATTACATCGTGTATAGGGTTATGAACCTTGATATTTCCGGCGTAACGGCGAATATGGTTAATGCGTTGCAATCAATTAATAATGGTTTAGGCAATAATGAAAGCGTAATAGCGGAAGGGTACTGGGATTATGGTAGTAAGCGAATTGATTACGCTGGTTAATGTAGAGTCTAACGAAATATTAGATGAGCAGTTGGAATACATTCAATACATTAACGCAGCTATTGACTGGCTAACTACTATTCTAGTTAGCATTAAAGACCGCGAAGTAGTTAAGAATACCGACATACCGAATTTGAAAGCGGTTCCGTCCGATTTCATGGGGTTCGTTCCTAAGAGTGGTTATCCTATCCGCATCATTAATGGAACATTTGAAACCTATGACGGGGAAACGGTCAATCAAGTGTTTTATAGTGTACGAAAAAATCACGTAGACGAATTAGACGATACTATTCCGTTTTCTGAATTCTTTCATCAGTATTTAGTGCAGCTTATATCTTTCATGGTTAAAAAGAAGTCGCTTATGACGGATTATGCTGCCTATGATAAACAATTCATTGACTACATAACGGAACAGATTAAGGCGGCAAGAGGTATAGCATAATGGGCGTTAAACAGGTGGCAACTACAAACGGGTTCCGGCTGGGCCTTGATTGGAGCAACCCGCCGGAAAATATCGACGTGCAAGCGCTAACACAGGCGCAACAATGCGAATTCGATAGAACAGATAATGCATTGCGTACCGTTCCGGGCGTTCGTGTATTGTATGATTTCGGACTACCGATAGAAACGCTATATCATGATGTGTACCGTAATAAGTGGTACTTTTCTAGTGGACGTAATTTATATGAAACTGATTTCAGCGGTAATACACTATTAGGCACGTTAAACGGTACCGAAAGGCCGAAATATCATGCGTTTGGCGGTGATATTCTCATTGCCAGCGGTGATAAATTACAAGCCATTTCTGGTAGTGGTAAGTTATCCACTATTGAAAGTCCGGCATGTGATATAGTATCAAGTCATTCTGGGCGTGTACTAATTGCATCGACTCATTCGCATCGGTTGAATTGGTCGGCAGTTGGCGACTACAACGCATGGACTCATAACTCAAACGATGCATCTAGCGCGCAATATGTAGACGTAGGCTATAAAGACCAAGGCAGCATTATTGCGATTGATTTCTTATCACGTGCAATTATCGTATATAAAGAATACGGGCGCGTGTATCAAGTAATTGGCACGCCAGATGCACAGAATTTAACTGTATATCCGTTATCCTCTACCGGCTATTGTAGCGGTGCTACGGTAAGTGTTGATGATCGTAGCTATTATTTAGGTGAACAAGGTTTTATGTCTTTCATGCCTACAAATACCTATGCAGAAATACAACCGTTTGAAACTGGCTTGAATATCAACTCTTATCTATTGAAGTACATAACGAAAGATTGCGAAGTATGGCATATATCCAGTAGAAAGCAAATCTGGATTAAACCATATAACGGCGAAACGGTTTTTATATATCACTACTTGCCACGATATGAAGACGGAAGGGGCGTTTTCACATCAAGAAAATTCACGCATGGCATCAATGCGGCGGTGAATGTAGACAAAGAAGTATATATAGCATACGGCAATAAGATTGGTATTCTTGATGAAACAATAGATACCGACGATACGAAACAAATCCAAACGTCAATTATAAGCGGCAACAGATTGGCAACCCGTCAATTTGTGTTGATTATGAACTATAATTTT